TATTGTGCTAGTAGACCTGCTTCTGTTCCTTTTCATTTTGTTGACTCTCCTAGCACAACTTCTGCAACCACCTATAACATACAAGGTGTAATTGAAAAACAAGGCTCTCAGTATACAATGCTTAGAAATATTGGTGGGTACAACTATAATAATGATGAGATGGCAAGTGGAACTTGTCAGTTAACATTAATGGAGATATCAGGATAATGACAGATGCTTCAACAAAACTATTAATGTTAAGAAATCTTAGAAATGAGTTGCTTCAAGAAAGTGATTGGGTAGTAATTAAAGCTCAAGAAACCAGCACATCTGTTCCATCAGATTGGAAAACATATAGGCAAAAATTAAGAGATATTACAAAAACATATAAAAGTATACATGACAAAGGGTTTGCTTTCCCAACAAAACCAACGGATGCTGAGTAATGTTAGGGTTTAATGCCTTTGCAGTACAGCCTTTTGGAGCTATTGGGGGAGTATTAACTGGAACAACAACTCAAAGTTTTAATTTTACAGAGACTTCTGTTGGGATCAAACTGGCATCTGGTGTTGCCGAAATGTCAGCTATTGGATCTAAAGCATCTGTGGGGGTTGGTATACTTGGTGGTATATCAGAAATTAGTAGTAATTTTACAGAGACTTCTAACGGTATTAAAATAGCCTCTGGTGTTTCAGAGTTAAATTTTAATAATACCCAAACTTCTCAAGGAACAAGACTTAGACTAGGTTCATCAGATCAAAGTTCAAATTTTATAAAAACAAGCGATGGTGTTAAAATAGCCGTAGGAACTTCTGATATTAGCTTTACTAATATCCAAACAAGCACTGGTAGTGCAATATTTTCTGGTGTTTCAGATATAAGTTTTATTAACACACAAACAACAAATGGAATAAAAATAGGTGTAGGTTCTTCTGATATTAGTTCAAATTTTATAAAAACAAGCGATGGTATATTAATATTAGTTTCCTCTTCTGAAATGAGTGGAACTTCATCTAAAGCTTCTGTTGGAGTTGGAATACTGGTTGGTATAAGTAGTTTAAGCGGAAATTTTGTGAAAACTACAGATGCAATAAAAATAGCATCTGGTATATCAAGCATGGTTTTTTCAAACACAAAAACTACAAATGGTATTAAGATAGCGATTTCTTCTTCAGATATATCTTCTAACTTTACAGAAACATCTATTGGACAAAGAATAAGATTAGGTGTAAGTGATCAAAGTGGAGAGTTTACACAGACGGCAAATAGTATTAAGATAGGAGTAGGTATATCAAGCCAAGAGTTAAGTTTTATTAAATCAACTTTAGGTGAGTTATTATACGAAGATGTTATTGATAAAGATGATACTGTTGTTAGTAGAAGGAGAGCTTTAAATTTAAATGTTGCAACTTTTGATGAAATTACACCAAGTGCCAACGAAAGTTACAGTCCAGTTACTCCGAGTGGCTCTGAAACTTTTATTCCAATATCACCAAGTGGCTCTGAAAGTTATACAGAAATTACGTCACCAACAACAGAAACATATGAAGAAATAAACGCATGAGGTAAAAATGGCAAGTTCATATACAGATAATAGTGGAATAGAACTAATAGGGGTTGGCGAACAATCAGGAACTTGGGGAACAACAACCAATAATAATTTAGAAATAATGGATAAAGTTCTTAATGGTGTTACAGACGTAGCCGTATCAGGTAACATGAATATAAGTGTTACTGACGGTGATAAAACATCAAACGGACATACAAGAGTTTTAAAGTTAACAGGTAGTTTAGGTTCTGGTGCTACATTGACCATAACACCTGCCACAAGAGAGGCTTTTTATATAGTTCACAATGCAGCTGGAGACGCTATAACTTTTACACAAGGATCTGGCGGTAATGTTGTTGTTCCAAACAATGCAAAAGCTTTTATTTATGCAGACGGTAAAGATGGTAGTGCCGCTGTAGTTGATCTTTTGTCAGATATATCGACTGGTGGTACAAAGGTTACTCAAGCAGAGTTAGCTTTATTAGCAGGTGGAAGTACTATTGGAACCACGGCTGTTGCAGCAGGTGATGGTATCCTTACAAACGATGGTGGCACGATGAAACAAACAACTGCCGCTACATTTTCTACATACTTTAATCAAAATTTAGTTGAAGTAAAATCACTTGCTACGATCTCTGGAGCGTTAGATGTTATAGCAGGTGGAGCGACTTCTGTTTATCAACAAGTCGTAGTTTCTAGTGGTTCTCAAACAATAAATGTACAAACTGATAATTTGGTAGCTGGACAATATGTTATTATTGATAAAAAAACTTCAGCAAATAGTATGACTATAAACTGGAATGCTGGTGACGGTAGCACAGCTTTAAGTGGAGGAAACGTATCAACAGGAATAACTTTAGGTAGTAGTGCTGAACTGGGAATAGGTATATATAATGGAACAAGTTTTTCATTTACAGAAACAGTAAAATTTTAGGTGATAAATGTCTATACCTTTGGTATCAAATGTTGGCTTTACAGAAGTAACTCAATCTTTAGTTGATAGTAACTCTGGTGTTTTAAATGATATAGCTGGTACAGCGAAATCAAAACTTCCTCTTCAATATTTTAAGTTAAGCGAAAACATCAGTGGTAATTTAACCATGAATAATGATTCTGCCCATAAAAAAATTATACTAGATACAGATGCTAAAACCATAATTAATGATAATGGTTCACCTTTAACACAAAACTCAAGCACTGCTTTAGAATTAAAAGGCACTGGTAATATACAGTCTAACTTAAAAACATCAACTAAAACTGTTGCTACAACTAGCCATACTGGCACAACTGTTTTTGATAATACAAACAGTTCAAGTTTAGTGGTAAGTACAGATCATACTTTTGATACAAGTAATCAAACAGTTAGTTTTACTTGGGTAAACGTCCCATCTAGCACAGGTGACAGTAATGCTAGAAACGGAGGTCGATACCCACAAGTTCCAAGTGAAACTACTTTAGTGATGAGTGACGGAACATTGTTAACAGCTGGACAGGGTTTATCTCTTGATGTTTGGTTAGGAAGTGGTAATGGAATATCACAAACTCATATTGATGAAATATTTGGTAATAATGGTCAAGATTTAACGGCTAATGGAAATAGAACAAGTGCTGTTGGAGGCACTTATAGTGTTACGGCTGGGGGTAATATTGTAATAAATAGTTCAAGTACAGGTAGTTGGTCAGGTGGTGTAATTTATAATAGTGTAATTCCAGGAAGTTCTGCAGGTAATCTAGAAAGATTGACTTGGGACACTTCTGGTGGTTTGGTTGGATTAACAGATCTTACTCCACAAGATGGTGGTACTATAGGGGGTAACAGAACATGGACGATTTCAGCAGGAAGTGCAGGCGGATTAACAGTACGAGGTACGGGAAGAAAATTTACTTTTACTAATCTTATGACACAAGCAAGTACAGGTAGTAATGCAGCAACTTATACTTTAAGTGGTGCTGACCCTTTTGATGGTACAACTGTGGGTCATTCGGGTGGAGGAAGTAATACGTCCGTTTCAACTCGAAACTCTGCAGATGGTTCTTTTACTATAACATTAACAGTTTCTGGTTCAGATGCTAACAGTAAACCTTATGTATTAGCAGATGTTAATAATGGTACAGGTAGTATAGATACTTCGACACAAAGTTATAGTGGAACTTTATCAACAAAGGTATTTTAATGGCATACACAAGTTTAAAATTTAGACCAGGAATTATATCAGACATAACATCTTATAGTAATGAAGGTGGTTATATCGATGGAGATAAAATAAGATTTCGTAATGGTTTCCCAGAAAAGTTTGGTGGATGGTCTAAACATAACACTAATACATATTTAGGCTCAGCAAGAAGGCTACATAATTGGGTTGCTTTAGATGGCTCTGATTTTTTAGGCATAGGCACTCATCTTAAATACTATATTGAAGAGGGTGGCAATTTTAATGATATTACTCCAGAAAAAGATCCTACCGCAGCTGGTGACATAACTTTCGCTGCCACTAATGGTTCAACAACGATTACTGTTACAGATACGGCACATGGAGCCAATGTAAATGATTTTGTTACGTTTTCTGGTGTAGATTCTAATGGTCTTGGATCAGGTGGTAATATTACACAAACAATTTTACAAGCAGAGTTTCAAATTGCATCTATTATAAGTTCTAATTCTTATACAATAACATCAAGTGTAGCAGCTAACTCATCTGACACAGGCAACGGTGGATCGAGTGTAGTGGGTACTTATCAAATAAACACTGGTCTTGATGCCACGGTTGGTGGTACAGGGTGGGGTGCTGGTCAATGGAGTGGCACGACTGACGGAGCATTAGCTACAACAATAAATGAAGGTGGTACGTTTAGTAATTCAGATACAACACTTACAGTTACAAGTGGAACTGGAATAGTGGCAACTGATATCATATTGATTGAAGAAGAATTACTTACTGTGACTAATGTAGCTACAAACGATCTTACAGTTACAAGAGCATCAAGTGGTACAACAGCTTCAACTCATGCAAATGGTACACTTGTTAGACTTGCTTCTGGTAACGCAGATTCCGCCAATGACTTTGTAGGGTGGGGTCAAGCAGCATCAATCACGGCTCCTGGAGCAGAGATAAGAACTTGGTCACATGATAATTTTGGTGAAGACTTGCTTTTAAATCCAAGAGACGGTGCTATATATTACTGGGATAAATCGAGTGGATTTGGTGTTCGTGCAAAAGAACTAAGTGCTTCACCTGTTTTTTCTACTCGAACAAGTGTTCCTACCATAGCTAAACAAGTTTTAGTTTCTGACCAAGATCGTCATGTTATTGCTTTTGGGTGTGATGGATTAGGTGCAACATCTACAGCAACACAAGGAAACGAAATACAAGACCCACTATTAATACGTTTTAGTTCTCAAGAAAATCCAGTAGATTTTTTTCCTACTGCAACGAACACTGCTGGAGATTTAAGATTAGGTGGAGGGTCTACTTTTGTTCAAGCTGTAGAAACAAAGCAACAAATACTTGTGTTTACAAATAAAACATTACACTCTATGAAATTTATTGGGCCACCATTTACATTTGGTCTTCAAGAATTATCAAAGAATATTACAATCATGAGTCCAGCTTCTGCCGTAGCAGTAGATGATGTTGTCTTTTGGATGGGTGTTGA